CCTTGCATCACTACCCACCCAGATCATATTCTCATACTCAAGATCATTATGAATAATATCGGCCACCTGTTGTCCAATATCGTTAATCTCCACTAGGATATAGGCGTTGTTATAATCTTTAGAAACCTTCTGTACGATAGTTGGGTACAGCAAAGGGCTAATTTTATTGTCTCTATATTTTGCTACTACTTTAAAAGGAAATGCAGTTGTGTCCACAACGGTAAAAGCAGAGTAATCTCCCCCCACCCCTCTTGATGTATCAACAGTAGTAAAGTATAGATGCATAGGAATAGGGTCTTCTAAAATATCTAACCCATCCTTAGAGTGGGTATAGGGCATAGAGGACATTTTACCTATTGCATCTGCAGAGATAAGGGTGTTGGAGCTACCCAGGAATACGCAGAGAACTTCTTGATTAAACTTTAATTCACCCAGAACAGCTTTTTGCTCTGCAGCCCATTTTTCATCTCTGCCTGGTATCTTCCAATATGGTACCTGCAGTGGTATGAAACCATTTCTACCTTCTACAGCATCATTCCAATACTTCCAAAAATGATTATACCCTAATGGTGTAGACGTAAGTAAAACCTTTGTAGTTTCACCAGCCATAATTGTTGGGTATGTGGAGGTAAAGAACTCTTCAGCTACATTATTTGGTACAATTGCCGCCTCATCGATATACAGCCAGTTAACCGACTTACCCCGTATACCGGATGTAGAAGTAGCCGAGGTAAATATCTTGGATCCGTTTTCTAATTCCACATCACCTTTGTTCCATACCTTGACACCTTGCTGCATCCATAGAGGTAAGTTCTCATACATTATTTGATAGCGTGAAAGAACTTCTCTTGCTGCAACTGATTTGTTAGCAAGAATAGCAACTGTCTTGTTTGATTGAAAGACTGTATAATGCAGAATACAAGCAGCAGAGGTAATTGTCTTGCCCTGCTGTCTTCCTTCCATTAGAATAACCTTACGATTATTCATAATGATATCTACTTTTTCTTTCTGACATTCATATAACTTAAAGGGTATTAAGCCTCTATCCAAAGACACAATGTAGCAATAATTTTCTATAAAGTAAATTGGATCATCTTTACATTTTAAAATTTCTTGTACTTGGTCGGAGGTAAACGACATCGCAAACCCAACGGGTTTGAGTAAGCTATTACCATTATATGAATTGCTGTATTCTTCTTCCATCACCCGGCATTTATAATTTTATTCTTATCACCATTAATTAACTTCATTAAATCAGCTGTAGAGCCAGCAAATAAAATGTTGTTCTGCTGATTGATAGTCTTTTGCGTTACTTTCTCAATATCTTTTTTCTGTCTATGTAGGCCCATTAATTCTTTGGCAACCTCGGATTGCGCTTTAATAAGCTGCCCGGCAACTTCAAATGCCCTAGGGTGTTCTGAGTTCTTAGATATATGAATAAGCTCAGTTATAACATCTTCACTCTTTGCCAACAACCCTCTTAGCGTTTGACGGGCAAGTTGAAAATCATCTTCCTGATCTAGTGCAGACGGATTATAATCTATAGGTAATGGTGTTACATTGGGTAAACTTACTTCTGTATCTACGCCAAACACATCATTAATTTTATTGAGAGACTTCATTAGAACTCCTCAAACGTATCTGTAATACCCAGTGTATCCCCAGGGACCAGCCCGGCATTAACTGCCGAGGTAATAGTTTGTTGCTTATTAGTAAGATCTGCGTTACCAAATGTATTAATTGTAGCTGTCCTAATAAGACCTTGTCTGTTAATAGGACCATAGAAGTTAAGCTTCATTGTAAAACTTAACTCCCATATAATCGCTCTTCTAGATGTAAAGTCGCCTTCATATTGATCATCATAATTTATACTTTCCAATATAATAGGAAGGTCGTTCTTAATACCTAGCGCAGGTATTGCATTTAAAGACAGGTTAAAGTCAGGGTTAAAGTAGGGCATAATCTGTTCAATGATCTGCAACCCATCGTCTTGATTTTTTACATATACATGTAACATCATATTAATGTTATAAGGGGTGGGTGCATACTGTGCATTGACAGAAGTTGTAGAGGAATTAACTGCTCTATTTTGCTGTACCAGACTCACTCTTCTGTTTGGATCATATACAACCCCCAACATTTCAAAACCCATTCTGGGTAGGTATGTTTCAAAACCCTGTTCAAAAGATTGCGGTGACGCTGCTATACGTGCTAAAAACTTACTCTTTGGTGAATATGAGAGTGGTACTTTTAAAGTTTGAACTACTGCACCAGTACTACTTCTTCTGTCAATGTGTATGTTGTTGAATAAGTTTCCAAAAGCAACAATAGACTTTCGTATAGTTCCCCAATAAAATTTCTGTGAAAACAAAATATTACCCCTTAATTTTTCTTATATAAATTCTACCTGGGATAAAATCTATTGATGGAGACGTATATGACATTGTTGACGTTATTCCATTATTCCACCATTTCATTCCTACTAATGATTTAGAATTACTTGGTTTACCTTTTCTAGCTATTGACATTTTTAATTTTGATTCTGCACTATGGGTCCTTAGCTTCATCTTAGCTATATGCTCTTCAGATTTAGGTTTACCTTTTGAAGCAGCCCTCATTTTTAACTTAGTGTCTTCAGAATGTTTTTTACCTTGCATTGGTGCCCATGTTTTACCATAACTCGCAATCCTATTTACTCCTTGTTGAGATGGCGGCTTAACCCCCCCAGCATTTATATTCCACCCTATGTTATTACTAGGTCTTAATTTAAATTCTAGATCATAGCAGTTATCTTCATTACTTATTACAACAGCATCGATAATAATTTTATTACTAAAATTTTCAATTAATTTGTAATTGACGTGTTCTTTAGTTTCAATTCTTTTAAGATGGGTTTTAATTCTTTTTTCAAATTCCTTTGATACCCCTACATACCCCTCACGCGTTATATCAGTATGAGACTTGTCTCGTATCCAATATACACAGGCTGTATTAAACATTATTGTATCAATTCACCAAAGGGATTGTGCTCGGAGAAGTCCAGAACGGATATTTCCCCAGTAAGAGTTTCATTAATTACATTAGGTAATATTGTTGATACGTTATAGCTCTGGAGTACCAGACAAGATGCTGTGTAGTATTCAAGCAAGAATCTATCTCCGGTCTCCAGCAATACATTAAACTCATTTATGTCTATGGATTTATCTGAGGCTTGACTATCAATCTCAGAAATACCGGTATCAAATATCTCAGAAGAAAACTGCATCAACTCACATTGAAGTTTGTAGACATATAACTTACCTACCTGAAAAAACGGATCCATTGATTGAACCATTTTAATTTCAAAGTATGCTTTTGTTAACGGGAAGTAAACTATATCACCTTCAGCAGGTCTTGTTGTCAGTACAGCATCACCTGATCGAGCTATAACTTCATCCCATCTTCTTCTAGATACTATAAACGTGGCAGTATCTCTAATCTCAACACCAAATTTTGTTAACAGATCACCGTCGCCTTCAAAACCTGTTACGTTCTGCATGTACATTTCCAGCGGATATGCACTGGTATAATTATTCAGAGCGTCTTCACCCAAAATATCATCCTCATTTACCGCCTGTCTAGGTATATAAAAGGTATCGAATCCGTATATTTTTAGACACTCCGTTATTAAATCTTCCATGAGTATTTGCTCAGAAGATCTTCCTCCGGGTATACCAGATTGAAAGTACGAATTTACAGCCATTGGTAATTTTGCAGTGGATTAGAACTTAGTACAATACTATAATACATATGTGGTCGGATGAGATTGCAAACAAAATTATATATTTTACCCGGTAAAAAAATCTATGGGAAGTTGATATGTATTCTGCCCTTCTTCTCTCAATTCTTTAATTTCTTCTACTGCTTCATTATAAATTATCTGTCCGTTTAGCGTTACCCCGCCAGGAAGTAACACACCTTCAAATTTCTTTAAGTTAGAACCCCATTGCATTTTAATTAAAGCAGTAAGGTATTTCTTTAACCACCCATCGCTATAAACATCGGTGTACGTGTCTGGATCAAGGGTGCGCCATGCCTCGATAATAATATAATCACCAATATTAATATCTGCTGTCCAGTCCATATCAACATATAATCTATTCATGTGCCGATTAAACCTTACAGGTTTTTGCCCAGTAAGAAGATCGTTTATTAATTGAAGCTCGGTCTTGAGCATGGAATAATATTGTATATCAGTATTGGTAAACGATTGAATATTATTAAGCATTAACTGATATCGTACATCAAACATACCCATTGCCTGCGTTCTATTGGATAGTTGAATCATTCGTTCAACTCCAATAATAGAATCAGTTAAGGTAATGTATTGATTATCGTAATTACCCAGGGATATTGAGGTGAAAGTAGCAGT